TCTTCTGTGTATCCTACTATTTCCTCAGGTCAAAGCACAAAAGTTATTATCATCTCAACTCCAAATGGGATGAATATGTTTTATAAACTTTGGCACGATGCCGAAAGAGGAAAGAATGGTTATGTTCCATTAGAAGTTCATTGGTCTGCGGTGCCTGGAAGAGACGCAGAGTGGAAACGACAAACAATTGCGAATACTTCCGAAAGACAATTCACACAGGAGTTTGAGTGCGAATTCTTAGGGTCTGTTGATACTTTGATTACTCCATCAAAACTTAGAATGATGGTTTATGATGACCCACTTACTAGAAGCAAAGGGATGGATGTGTATGAAGATCCAATAGAAAAGCACACCTATTTGATGACTGTTGACGTATCTCGTGGAATGAGTAATGACTACTCTGCATTTATTGTATTTGATATCAGTCAATTCCCATATAAGGTAGTCGCAAAATATAGGAACAATGAGATTAAACCTATGCTTTTTCCAAATATTATTCACGATATAGCAAAAGCATATAATAAAGCATTTGTTCTCGCAGAAGTAAATGATATTGGAGAACAAGTATCAAGTATACTTCATTTTGATTTAGAATACGATAATATTTTAATGTGTTCTATGAGAGGAAGAGCAGGTCAACTGGTAGGACAGGGATTTTCTGGAAAGAAAACTCAACTTGGAATCAAAATGTCCAAAACAGTCAAAAAAGTTGGATGTTCCAATTTAAAGACAATTATTGAAGATGATAAATTAGTCATCAAAGATTACGATATTATCAGTGAATTGACTACTTTTATTCAAAAAAGTCAATCATTTGAAGCAGAAGAAGGATGTAATGATGACCTGGCAATGTGTCTTGTAATCTTTGCTTGGTTGGTCGTCCAGGATTATTTTAAAGAGATGACGGATAATGATGTTCGCAAAAGAATATATGAAGACCAAAAAGACCAAATAGAACAAGATATGGCTCCATTTGGTTTTATGTCTGATGGATTATCCAATGAAGTATCTTTTGTTGATGTAGATGGTGATAGATGGCATTTAGATGAGTATGGTGATAGAGCATATATGTGGGAATACGGGTAATGAGTTTCGAAGAAGAGATTGAATTAGATAATCTACTCTTCAAAGAGAGAGTATGTAGATCTTGCAGAATAAAAAAAGACTTATTAAATGATTTTTATTTGACTAGAAAAAATAGAAAAGGGTTTCCCTCTGCATATTCATATGAATGCAAAGAATGCACTATAGAAAGAATTATTAATAGTAGGAAAAAATATTCACAAAAATTTATAGATAATTATTATCCCGATTGGTAATTGTTCGTGCATTGTTTCCCCATTTGAAGAATATCAATTTATAAATACTTCTAGGCAAAAATGAACTTCTTCACGAGGGGAAAAAGATGGCGTTAAATTTAGTATCACCAGGAGTCAGAACAAGAGAAGTTGACTTGACTGTTGGGGGAATTACCGCAGCAAATAATCAAGTTGGCGCTATTGCTGGACCTTTCCAAAAAGGTCCAGTTAATGTTCCCATCCTAATTGAAACAGAAAATGACTTACTCAATACATTCGGAAAACCAATTTCATCAGACTCACAATACGAATATTGGTTAGGTGCTTCTTCGTATCTTTCTTATGGTGGTGTTCTAAGAGTCGTTAGATGTGATGGTGACAATTTAAACAACTCAAATGCTGGAGTTGCTGCTACATCAGTAACCTTGAAAATTACATCATCTGAAGATTACAATAATACTTATTCATCTGCTACTGCTTGGCATTGGGCTGCTAGAAACCCAGGTTCTTGGGCCAATAATCTAAAGGTTTGTGTAATTGATGCAGCCGCAGACCAACGAATTGCAATTGGAACTTTTGGATTGAACGTTGGATATGCTGTTACTGCTGCATTCTCCCAATCAGTTGCTGGTGTTGGAACAGTAACAACAGAAACAGGAGTTCTTAAAGGTATTATTACCAAAGTCAATGAAGGTTCGATTGACGTAAAAGTTACTGCAAAATCTTCTGGTGCTGGTTCTACTGCATTTACTGAAACATCTTATGCGGAAGGAAGTGTAAATGCATTTGGTTCTGGAAATATTAAAATTACTGATAATAGTGGCAATTTTGTTAAAATTGAAGAATCATCGGTTGCAAGATTTTTTGGTGTAGTTTCCGCTGGTTCAACAGTAATCAATCCTGTAGATTCAATCACAAATCTTCCAAGTACAATTTTAGCAGGACAATTTATTGTTCCAGTAACTGGATCTTCTCTTGCAGATGGAACCACTTATACTGTGGGGATTGCAACTACAGTCAATGGTGTTTCACAAACTGCACTTGGTTTGAGTACAATAGCAAATGGATCTGGAACAGTACAATTTTTAGTTCTTAATGTTGCTGTTAATGGTGAAACAATTACTGCACCTTCAGATTGGTACAATCAACAAACTTTGGGATTAACAAATTCTACTGTTTATTGGAAAAATATCGCACCAAGACCAAGGACTTCTCAATATTCATCCGAAAGAAATGGAAGAAATGATGAACTGCACGTTGTTGTTGTTGATGACACTGGAGAAGTGACTGGTAGTGCTGGTAATATTCTTGAGAAATATACCAATTTATCCAAAGCGTCTGATGGCAAGATTTCACCATCAGAAGCAAATTACTATAAAGATATTATTCGTGACAATTCACAATACATTTTCCCTGGATTTGCTCCAGTTGGTTCTCCGTCTAAATTCTCAACTGTATCTGGAGTTTCTTCTACGTCCAATACTACTTGGGGTCTAACAGCACAAGGAAATACATTTAATGTAATTGGTGCAACTACATATAACTTAACTGGTGGTAGAGATTATTCTGGAACTAGTAATGTTGGTGGATATTCAATTTCTTTGGCAAAGGTGATTGATGGATATAGAAACTTCACAAATCCAGCAGAATATCAAATCAACTTTATAATTGGTGGTCCTTCTGGTGGTGCTACAATTCAAGAATCACAAGCAAAAGCAAATGAATTAATCGCAATTGCAGATACTCGTAAAGACTGTGTTGCTACTATTTCACCACATAGAGCAGGTGTTGTTGATGTGGCAAACTCTGATACTCAAACTACTAACATTGTCAATTTCTTTGATCCATTAACCTCATCATCCTATGCAGTGTTTGATACTGGTTATAAGTATGTTTATGATAGATTTAACAATCAGTTTAGATACATTGCTTGTAATGCTGACATTGCTGGATTGATGGCTAGAACATCAATCAATCAGTATCCTTGGTTCTCACCTGCTGGTGCAAACAGAGGAGCACTCAATAATGCAGTAAAACTTGCATTTAATCCTTCACAAGCACAAAGAGATCTTCTTTATCCAAAGAGAATCAATCCAATTATCTTCTCCCCTGGTGCCGGTATTATTCTTTTTGGTGATAAGACTGCCCTTTCGTATACTTCGGCATTTGATAGAATTAACGTTCGTCGTTTATTCTTAACACTCGAAGCAACTATTGAAAGAGCAGCAAGAGCACAACTCTTTGAGTTTAATGATACAATCACCAGAGCAAACTTCATCAATATTGTTGATCCATATCTTCGTGATGTGAAGTCAAAAAGAGGTATTACTGATTTTGTTGTTGTCTGCGATGAATCAAACAACACTCCTGATATTATTGATGCGAATCAATTCAAGGCTGATATTTATGTCAAACCTGCAAGATCAATCAACTTTATCGGATTGACTTTTGTTGCTACTCGCACAGGAGTCAGCTTTGAAGAAATTATCGGTACTGTTTAATTAACGAGGTAACAAACAATGGCAAATAACGCAACTGGTGGTGGCATTTCACCAAGTCAAAGAACTCTAAATGACTTCAAAAATAGAATTTCTGGAGGTGGAGCAAGACCTAACCTCTTTGAATGTGAAATTAATTTCCCAACTGCTGCTTTTAATGGTAATGGCAATGATGCAAATGCATTATCTGAAAAAACTAGATTTTTAATTAAAGCAGCATCATTACCTGGATCTACAATCAACGTAATTGATATTCCCTTTAGAGGAAGAAATCTTAAAATTGCTGGAGATAGAACATTCGATCCTTGGACGATTACAATAATCAATGATGTTGATTTCAAAATTAGAAATGCTTTTGAGAGATGGATGAACTATATGAATAAGCACGAAGATAATTCTGGAGAACTAAATCCTGTCAATTATCAGAAGGATATGAAGGTTTATCAACTCGGTAAAGCAGGAGTTGATGTTAATATGACATCTAATAATAAAATGAATATCCTCAAATCTTATTCATTTTATGGCACATTCCCAACTTCTATTAGTGCGATTGATCTTTCATACGATCAGGCAGATACCATCGAAGAATTTACAGTAGATCTTCAAGTCCAATGGTGGGATGCTCTTGATACTTCAGGAAATAGCCTACTTGGTTCTTCAACACAAGAAAGATTTGATGCAAATTCTGTCACTTCAGACTTCTGATAAATAGTAGAACAAGGACAATAACATTACTATGGCAAAACTGTTTGGTTTTAAGTTTGAAGACAATAGGGAGAAGCAGTCTACAAAGATTGTTTCTCCCATTCCTCGTAATGATGAAGATAAATCAGACTTTTATATTTCAAGTGGATTTTACGGTCAGTATGTAGATATTGAAGGTGTTTATAAGAGTGAAGCAGATTTAATTAGAAGATATCGTGAGATGTCTTTGCATCCAGAATGCGATAGTGCAATTGAGGATGTTGTAAATGAAGCAATTGTATCTGACTTAAATGATTCACCAGTAGAGATAGACCTTTCAAATCTTCCTGCTTCTGATAAACTGAAAGAGATTATCCGAGAAGAGTTTAAGTATATTAAAGAAATTATGGACTTCGATAAGAAGTGCCACGAGATTTTTAGAAACTGGTATGTTGATGGAAGAATCTATTATCATAAAGTAATTGATTTCAAAAAACCATCAGAAGGAATCAAAGAAGTAAGATATATTGATGCTTTAAAAATTAAGTATATAAGAAAACTAAAAAAAGACAATAAAGATGCTTTTGGTACTGAGTATAGAAAAATTGTAAACGATAAAAATCAAATTGATTTTGGGAATCAAGAGATTGAAGAATTTTATATGTATGATCCAAATGTTGGGTCATCACAAAGTGCTTCATATAGAGTATCAGATGTAAATAACGTAAAAATCGCAAAGGATGCGATTGTGTATGTTACTTCTGGTCTTGTAGATAGAAATAAGCAAACTGTTCTTTCTTTCCTTCATAAGGCAATCAAGGCACTCAATCAATTGAGAATGATTGAGGATAGTCTTGTGATTTATAGACTATCAAGAGCACCAGAACGTAGAATTTTCTATATTGACGTTGGCAATCTTCCCAAGATTAAAGCAGAACAGTATCTGCGTGACGTTATGAACCGTTATAGAAACAAACTTGTCTATGACGCAAGCACTGGTGAGATTCGTGATGACCGTAAATATATGGCTATGCTTGAGGATTTCTGGTTACCAAGAAGAGAGGGTGGTAGAGGAACCGAAATCACTACACTTCCTGGTGGGCAAAATCTTGGAGAACTTGCTGACATTGAGTATTTCCAAAAGAAACTTTATGATTCTTTAGGTGTTCCACCAACAAGACTTGCTGCAGAAGGTGGATTCAATCTCGGTCGTTCATCAGAAATTCTAAGAGATGAACTTAAATTTACTCGTTTTGTTGGTAGACTAAGAAAAAGATTTTCTCAAATTTTTATCGATTTACTCAAAACTCAATTAATTCTTAAAAATATTGTAACATTAGAAGATTGGGAGGTATTGTCTGACCATATCCAGTTTGATTATGTTTATGATAATCATTTTTCTGATTTGAAGAAAAATGAATTGATGAATGATAAATTGGGTGTTGTTGCTGCGATGGACCCATATCTTGGTCGTTATTTCTCCGCAGAATATGTAAGAAGAGAAATTCTCGGTCAAACTGATAGTGAAATCAAAGAAATCAACGCACAAATGAAGAAAGAAATTAAGGATGGAATTATTCCAGACCCAGCAGCAATGATGAATCCAATGGGTGCTCCAGGTGCTATGGGTGCTCCACAAGACCCAAATGCACTTGGAGCAATGCCCCAAGAACCAGGATTGACCGACAAACAAGCAGGTGTTGAATTGGGGTCTGCTGGAGAATTATAAATAATTTTAGTTAAAACTTATTATAACTATGGACGATTTAATGGATATGATTTTGGCAGACGAATCCCCTGCAGAAGTTAGTGATAAGATTAAAGAAATTCTTTTTTCAAAATCAGCAGAAAAAATTAATGCGGTAAGGCCAGAAGTTGCTACAAGTCTTTTTGGTGAAATCGAGGATACTCAAGAATACGAGGATTGATAAGTGGATGACTTTGGAGCATATTCCAATGACTTATCTGATTTCTTTTCAACGATAAGTACTGGAAAAAAAGTTATTAAAGAAAAGAAAGAAAATCTTGTTGGGAATTCTTTTGATGAACTTTTTTTGTCTACTTTAAAAGAAGAAATTGCTCCAAAGAAAAAGAAAGAATTAAAAGAAGAAGTCACTCAAAAAGAAATAGAAGAACCAAAAGAGGAAATAATAGAAAAATCTCTTGGACTTCTTGCAGAACCAAGTGATGTTAAGCAACAAAATGACCCATTAACACCACTCAACCAAAATTTTGCAACACTTGATGATTTGCAGAATCATTATAAACTTTTTCTTTCTAGAATTCAGCAACAACTATCCACATTAGGTGGTGGTGGTGAAACTAATTTGGCATACATGGATATGCCACTTAAGTATATTACATCATCGTCTTATACAATAACTCCACAAGATTATTATATCGGTATAAATTATGCGGGAGCAGTTACAATTACTCTTCCAACACCAAGGAAGAATGGAAAGGTATACATAGTAAAAGATGAACTTGGAGAAGCATCCAAGGGAACGAATAGATATATCACAATCCTTCCATCAGGTTCAGATAAAATTGACGGACGGGATAGAGCAATTCTTGCATATGATTTTGGTTCACTTACTTTTGTTTATAGAAACGGTTGGAGGGTAGTTTAATGTCACACTTATATAATCCGTGGAAACCCGAAGATGATGCTTTTGGTAGATTAAGAACATCAAATCCATATACTCTTGGAGATTATAAGCATCTTTATGCTATTGATCCAGACTTTGTAGATGTCAAAGTAGGCACTGGTGCAACTATAACTTTTGATGTCAATCAAGCAGCAGCAATTTTGCAGTCTGGTGTCAGCACTAATGGATATACTATTCACCAGACAAAGAGATATCATCATTATATGCCTGGAAAATCTCAATTGATTTTCTCCACATTTAATTTTGGTGCGGCACAACAAAATGTTTATAAGAGAACTGGATACTTTGATGACAGAGATGGCATTTTCTTTGAGCAAGCACCAGATGGAGTTTTAAGTTTTGTAATTAGATCCTATGTAACTGGTATTGCTTCAGATAGAAGAGTTACTCAATCTGAATGGAATAAAGATAGATTAACAGGTCTAGATCCTTCTGGATTTACATTAGATGTTACTAAAACTCAATTATTCTTTACTGACTTTGAATGGTTAGGTGTTGGTAGAGTTCGTTGTGGATTTGCACTTGATGGCAAGAATGTTGTCTGTCACGAATTTTATAATGCAAATCACATTCCAACAGTTTATATGTCTAATCCAAATCTTCCAGTAAGATGTGAAGTTAGAAATACTGGAGCACAAGTAGGTGCTGGTGGTTCCTTTATTCAAATTTGTTCTACTGTAATGAGTGAAGGTGGATATGTAGAGGCAGGTAGAGAATTTTCACATACAACAAATCTCAGAACTGTTGGTGTTGGCAGTACAGTTCCAATCATTAATATTAGACTCAAAAATACATTTAAAGGTTATCCAAATAGAGCAACAGTAAAACTTGAAGATGTTTCTGTGTTTAGTAATGGAGGAAATGTAAAATATGAAGTTCTAAAATTTAGGAGTTCGGTTGGAATTAATACAACAGGAACTTGGGAGTCAGAGAATACTGAATCGGTTGTTGAATATAATGCATCTTCAACTGGAATTAGTACAGCATATTTTGAAGATTTTATGGGTGGTTATGTTGCGGGAGAAAGTCAAAACTCACAAAAACCATCAGCAACAACTGTAGATGCTCAATCAGGACCTACATCTAAGAAAAATTTCCTAACACAAAATTTTGATGCAACAGACTCAGAAATTTTTTCAGTTCGTGTAAGTAATATAAGTGACACCAGCACTAATGTTGGAGTTTCTATTAGATGGAGAGAGATTTATTGAGTTATGAGTACTTAAAATTTCATTTAGAACTTGCAAGAAATACTAAATAAC